ATGACAACACAACAAATTGAAAGGAGGGAAAACACCCTCGCTGCGCTCCGCAAAGCTGCGGAGATCTTCTCCAAGAATCCCGATTCCATCCAGTACGGCAGCTGCCGACTGATTTGCGACAAAGAGCCCTTCGAGTTCTGCGGTATGCTGCGCCGAAAGGTGTCCATCAGAATGACCGAGCACGGCGGAGCTTGCTTCGGACAGTGCGATGACGAGCTGTTCCGCTTTATGCTCGACAACGGGTTAAGCCTATCGGCACACCCGGACTTCGAAGAACGCAACTTCAGCGTAGTCGCAGACATCTTTGACTTTATTGACATCGAGAACGCCGAGGATTACCCCGAGGGATTTGAAGTAACCGAGCACTGATATGGCACGTATCCCGAACACCCCGCAACTGATAATGAAGTACACGATGCGCTCTCTGCTCCCCGGTATGGGGAGTGTGAGGGGCTTGTGGACGAGAGTCTATTTCACTGACTTCCGCGGTGGCGGTTACCACTACTGCGGCCTGTACGATGTCCCCCTGACCAGGGCGTGCGCCCTGGAATTCATCCGGGAGCACGGGTTTGTCGAGCTGGCGAAGGACAGCGACACGGTCATCTACGGAACGCCGGACGGAGCCTTCAGAGATTACGCCCGCGCTCACAATGTGAAAGTCCCGGACACTATCGGGATGCGTACGATTTACGATAAAAACGAAGAACGATGAAATATCTGCACACCCTCGACCTCCCCGAAGTGGAGGATATTATCCGCGTAAATAACGAAAGTGCGGAATAAAAAAATTTATCTAATAGTTATTGTAATTACTATAATTATTATTACATTTGCAAAAGTAAAGTTTTAGAATATGGTTTTAGAAACACCCAAAGAGAGAGCAAGGCGCAAGAGCAACGCACAGTTATCTGCGTATTTCACCCAGCTCAAGAAGGAAACGGGAGCGACCGATTCCCGCATCATCACCGCAATCGCGGCAGAGGGAAAGTTCCCGCAGAAATCATTCTCCGGCGTTCTCGCTGCCCTCCGTAAGACTAACACGATATGATCAGCACGCGCCCTATCGTTTCGCCTGATGGCCTGTACTCCCGGAAAGACGCGGCCGCAGCACTGGGAATCAACCCCAGCACACTGCACCGCTACACCGAGGCGGGAATCATCAAAGCAAGCACCCGGAAGGCAACAGGCAAGCGAGTGTGGCGCGGAGCTGACATACTCAAACTCTGGTACATCATTTATTAACTCAAACTCAAACACCAACAACTATGAAGAAAGTTTTTGAAATCGCAATCGCCCTCGGTATCCTCGGCTGCATCGCATTCGCCGAATCCGTAGAGCAGAGCACTGTCACCTTCCTTATCGGTGAAGCTGCATCCTTCGCCATCGCCGCCATCGGCGTGATAGGCTACAATAAAAAAACGGAGGCCGAAGCCTCCGCCACTATGAAGAAGAGCGAATCGCTCAACTCATAAACACCAGTACAAAGATACGATAATTATGGAAAACAACAAATCCGTATTTGCAGTACTCAACGTGATCAACTGCAATGAGCATACCGAGAAGAAGAACGGTCTGACATACCTTTCCTGGGCGTGGGCATGGGCCGAAGTCAAGAAGAATTTCCCCAACGCATTTTACACGATATACGAGGACGAGCGCGGCTGCTTCTACCACACTGACGGACGCACTTGCTGGGTCAAGACTGGCGTGACTATCGAGGGCATCGAGCATATCGAATACCTCCCCGTGATGGACTTCAAGAATGCATCCATACCCGCCGAGCGCGTGACATCGTTCGATGCGAACAAGGCAATCCAGCGCAGCCTCACGAAGGCGTGCGCCCGCCACGGCCTCGGCCTCTACATCTATGCCGGCGAAGATCTCCCGGAGGATGCCGCCGCCGCCGAAGCCGCAAGGCCCAAGCAGCCCGCCACCTTCGAATCAGCGAAGAAGGTCACACTCAACGGCCAAATGGTCAAGGAAGGCAAGGCAAAGAAGATCGTGGAGTTCCTCTCGAATTACAACCCCGATGACTTCTATACCTACAATCAGGGCCTCAAGAAGGTAGAGGAAAAGTACGAGATAACGACTGATGGGTATAGCCAGTTAGACCTCGCAGTCCGGGCCCTCATATCCGCAAGAAACAACGCAGCAAAGGCGTAAGATTATGTCAGGCAATATCAAGGTCATAAAGCCCGGTAGAAACTACGAGCAGGTCAGCAAGGCCGTTATCTTCGACAAGAGGATAGACCTTGCTACCCTCGGTTTCTTCTGCAAGGTTATCAGCCTATCCGAAAGGTGGCAGCTCAATGTGGCCGGACTTGCCACCCTGATGAACATATCCACGGGGAAGGTGCAGAAGTGCCTCGCCCAGCTCGAAGCAGCCGGCTACCTCAAAAGGGAAAAGGTACAGAATAAGAGCGGCCGCTTCTGCGGATGGGATTACACCTTCTATAACCTCCCGATTGATACCGACAACGCGAATAACCGACAATCGGAAAATACCGATGTCGGTGAAAACCGACAATCGGAAAATCAGGGGCTATATAATAGACATATATCTAATACAAGACCTATATCCGAAATACAAAACTATAAAGAAGGGATGCCTTCAATTTCAGACCTACGCAAACAATATGAAAATTAATTCTATAAAGGAATACGAAGTACCTTCTACTTACCAGTTCGAGAACGGACTTCTCGGTTGCCTTATCGACAACCCGGAGTATATCTGCGAAGCCCGTAAGAGACTGGAAGACGATTGCTTCGCAGACGAAAATAATAAGAAACTATGGCGCGTCCTGAACGATATGGATACGACAGGAAAGGACATATCTATGACTACCGTCTATCCGGTAGCTGACGCGCAGCACTTCCAAAAGAATATCCTTCCCCACTGCCTGGGAACGGAAGGTGTTACCGAGATATTCGACAAGATTGACGCCCTTTGGACTGCGTCATCGAAAAGGCGGGCGTATTTCGCCTCTACCGAACTGCTGAAGCTCGCCAGCGGTATAGGATCAGTGCAGCAGATATACGATATAATGCACACTTATGTCGAAAGGGTAAACAATGCAGTCAAGACGGACGATACAATCATCGTAGGGACGGCGGTCAATCACTACGCCGAGACCCTCGAAAAGAGGCAGAAGGATGTGGCAGCCGGCAAATGCCTCCGCGTCCCGACATCGTTCAAGAATCTGGACTTCCTGACCTACGGCGGCTTCGCCAACGGCAACCTCATTATCCTTGCGGCCCGTCCTTCAGTCGGCAAGACTGGCGTGATGCTTCAGATGGCCCGAGATGCCGCGTTGAAAGGATTGCCAGCCCTGGTCTTCTCGCTTGAAATGACGAACGACGAGCTCGTTCAGCGGATGGTCACGGCGGTGTCCGGCATCGAGCCTTTCGCCCTCGCCGCCGGGAAGGTGGACTGGACGGCTTTTGACAAGGCTTGCGGCCGCTTCGCCGATGCTCCCCTCTGGTTTAATGACAAGGCGAACAAGCTGGACGATATCGTGGCGAAGATAACGAGCGCATCGCGTCAGGGCAACTGCTCGGTTGCGTTCATCGACTACCTCGGCCTCATATCCTACCGCGAGGACGGACGGTCACTCTATCAGCAAGTGACCGATTGCACGAAACGCCTCAAAAGGTTGGCGAAAGACTGCGACATCCCTATCGTCCTGCTCTGCCAGCTCAACCGCGATATGTGCAAGGAAGAGCGCGAGCCGAAGCTACACGATCTCCGCGATTCGGGATCTATCGAACAGGACGCAGACATTGTCCTGATGCTCGACCGCGAACTGACCGATAGGATGGACGCGAAGCTCGTTCGGATGTTCGTCCGCAAGAATCGCCAGGGGCAGGTCGGGGACAAGCTGGTCCTCGAGGCCGACACCTTCTTCACGAACTTCTATGAAACCGATTAGGCTATGACAACGGAACGCAAGCAGGAGCTGATACGCAACGCCCGGAAATGCCTCACGGGAAGGGCCCTGGAGAACTACATCAATTTCATCAACAACTACGAGGCGCAGAGCCAGCTGAATGACGAGCGCATCGAAGCACACTACCCGTATTTTTATCACAACTCATAAAAATCACACTATGGAAAACATCTACAAACTGACCGGGAAGGTCGAAGAACTGAATGATCAAGCGGAGGAACTGCAAGAGCAGATTGACGAGCTCGAAGGAAAGCTCGCGGAAATGTACGAAGATAACGGCGGCGAGGTGACCGACCTGACCGAGGCCGTGACCATCACGAAGGCCGAGCTCGAAACGAAGAAGGCCGCGCTTGCCGGCATCGCGCAGGGCATCGTCACCGACATCATCGAACACTCTGACGATTACGCGGAGTGGGCACTGAACAAGGAGAATGCCCGCAAGGTCGCAGAGGCCGAACTCAAGGCCCTGAAGGAACAGGCAGCCGCAGCGGTCAAGAGGGCCGAGGCAAGGGTGCGCCGTTTCGCCTCACGCGAGGAATGGGCGAAGGAACAGTTTGCCGCTGCCCTGAATATCGCCGGCACGGAGAAGATAGGCGGCAGCAAGACCGACCTCCGGCACAGCATCTATTTCAAGAACTCGGAAAGCATCGAAGCTGACACCGAGGTGCTGGCCTCACCCTTCAACGAGATGCTCGACTGCATCGAGCTGCCCGACTACCTCAAGGTGAAGGTGGAAGTGGTCAAGACCGCTTTCAAGGGCGTAGCAGACGCCGACCTCCCCGAGGGCGCAGAACGCATCCGCAAGCAGACAATTCAAATACGATAACTCATAAACCCACAATCACTATGAAAAACCCGAAAACACGCCGTAAGGCGCAATATGAAGCCGCAGTCAAATTCATCCGTAGGGGTGATACTCATAATTGGAACGCAAAGGAAATATGTAAACAATACGCCATAGGCCACGGAGTATGGACAAAGAAAATAATTTCCGAGCTATGCGATAATCCGCTACTTACGGATAAACAAGTTGCGGAAGAATGGAGGTTGATCCGTTTTGCATCTCCAGCGATTATAGCTGAAGCAGCGGAAGGCAACGAAGAACATAACGAGTTCGAAGATGCAGTCAAAGCGAAACCCGGAGAATTCTCCTGGCCGACTCCTAAATATGGCATTGCGGATGAAGTAATATACCGAAAATCATACGATAATCACTATTGCAAAGGTAAAATTACCGATATAGCCTTAAGGGTAACATCTAATGGTAAATCTATTTCTTATCGCATTGATAATACGGACGGCTGGTTTTTTGAATTTAAACTATTCTCAAATAAAGACGAAGTTGAAGCATCCATCAGGGAAGAGCACGAATTCCTAATTGCAGATGAACTTGCAAGACTTGAAATACGATAAGCTATGGAACTCTACGGCATCAATACCAACAAGCAGCTGACCAAGACCGGGAAGCTCTTCAAGAAGCTCTACGAAGGGACGCATCTGACATCCGCGTCCGCTAATAGCGAGATACGCAGCACGGAAGGGGCAAGGTTTATCCGCTTCATCCGTCAGGACGGTCACCCCGTCCAGGTACGCCCTCACCGCACCGAAAGCGGCAGTCGCTTCCTCGAATATTTTTTCGAGGATTCGTACCGCGAGGAAATCCGCAAAGCAATTAACAACGCATAAACACCAACACTATGAAATTACAAATTACAATCAATGCCCCCGAACTGGTGGAGGCCATCAACAATCTCGCAAAGGCAATAGCCGCAGCATCATCACGCCCGGAAGTGAGCCCCGCAAAGCCGGAGGCCGCAATGACCGAGGACGCGGCACCGAAAAGGAAGGAGAGGGTAATGGTAAACGCAATCAAGAGGTGGAATGAGGCTGACGATAGGTTCTTACTGGAATCGCGTAAACGGGGCATAAAATACTCGGCAATAGCGAAAGGTCTGAATTGTTCCGAGTCTGCGTGCCGAGGGAGAGTACGAGCATTGAACAACCGATAAAAAATACAACTATGGAAGAAAAGAACAACAGCGGCGTACTGTTCGCCAACGAAAAGCAGAACGATCGTCAGCCTGACCTCAAGGGTCACGCGCTGATAAACGGCACGGAAATGTGGGTGTCGGCCTGGAAGCGCACATCGCAGAACGGGAAGGAGTATATCTCGCTATCCTTCGAGGAGAAGGACGCGCAGCGCAGACCCCGTACCGCAGAGATTTACCCGACACGCCCGGCGGCTCCCGCAGCTCCCGCGGCTCCCGCAGCTGACGAAGGCAGCGAGGATTTACCCTTCTAAATGACACCGCTATGCTGAAAGCAATCCTTCTACTGCTTTTCATCGCAGTGCTCCTCGGAGTTATCGCGGCAGCTGCCCTGCTTATCCTGATAGGCTGGGTTGAGACTCACCCGCAAGAAGACGAACCCGAATTTGACGAAGATGGAGAAGAAAGCGCGTAGACCGTACCAGTGGGGACGCTATGACATCCTTCGGGAACTGGAGAAGGGACAAGTGCTGCGCCTCTGCTCGGGAACGAAAAAGGACACGGTAGGATGGAGCACATCGGCCAGTCGGTTAAGCAGGATGTACGGCGCGAAGATATGCGTCCACTACTACAAGGGCAGCATCTATGCCGTTCGGTTAGCATAATAATTCCGGCAATTATTCACACACTAAATCAAGTAATGGTTTAGAAAACATTTAGTGATGCGTAGGACACGGGGGCGAAAGCCGGACGCCCCCGCCCTACATAAAAAAGAAAAACATTATGGGAAAGATAGCAACAGGGAAATCAGTCGGCACGACCGATGTCGGATATAAGGACATCAAGGTGGGAGACATCCTCAAGTCAAGGGACAACGGCCTCCAGTATAAGGTCACAAACTACGGAACACTCCAGTCGGTGCTCGACAAGGGCATCATCATCAAGAAGTGGGACGGGGTGCACTTCGTAGTCGTGCAGACCTTCGGAGAGGCGGCAGCCGCAGAGAAGGCAGCAGAGCAGCGCGAGGAAATCAAGGAGGATGTCCGCAGCCTCGTCCGGGAGCAGCCCGATGATGAAGCTATGACGGAGGAAATCATCAAGGCATTGGCGGGAGCATCACCCGAGCCGGCATCCGCGGTGACGGATGCTGAACTGGTCGCAGAGCTTCGCGCTCGCGGATGGGAAGTGAAATGCACACGAACGATAACGGAAGAATTATAATGGAAATCAATATCAAGTGGCCGAGCAACGGCAGCGAAACGAAATACTGCATACCCACGGAGGAGCTCCGCGCGGCCCTGGACTACGCCATCAGAAACAACGAGGAGCTATGGCAGGTAGTGCTCGATGTGGCGGGGAAGTATCAGCACGAAAGGACGATGGCAGCTATGAAGAAGCTGGCGAAGAAGACGGGGAATAAAAGGCAATCGTAATGGTACAGGACAAGATATACACGGCTATCCCGGAAGGGTGGTCACTGGTCAAGGGCGCAACGAATCACCCGCACGGGTACGCGTGGATAAGCAACGGCAAGAGCCTGTTCGATCCCGAGCGGCGCATCGCACTACTGAAAGAGGACTGATATGCTATACATCGGGATCGACTGCGGCACGCACACGGGGCTGGCCGTCTGGGAAACGGAATCCAGGCGGCTGACCTCGGTGCAGACCCTTCCGCTCTACAAGGCCTTCGAGGTGGTCACCCTGCTCGCTTGCGGTGACAAGGTGAAGGTAATCTTCGAGGATGCGAGGAAGCGCAAGTGGCTGCCACGCGAGAAGTCCGTCAGCGAGTATCGCGGGCATCTGATGGGAGCCGGCGCAGTCAAGAGGGACAGTGCGATATGGCAAGAGTTCTGCGAGGGCAAGGGCATCGCATACGAGGCGGTCGCACCCCGCAAGGGGCTGACGAAATGGGACTCTAAGGCGTTCGGGAACATCACGGGATGGAAGGGCCGGACGAGCGAACACGCAAGAGATGCCGCACTATTAGTTTACGGAAGATGAAAGACTGCACGAAATGCAAATACTTCGTTCCGATAACCTCGGGATGCACCTACCGCAAGAACGGCTTCCGCTGTGTCCGCGATGACGAATCATTCAAGGCGGAGAAGGCGAAGGCCGAAAACGAACAACCAACACTTTTCTAATATGAAAAAAGCACTTTCAATTATCATCGCTCTCGGGATGCTGGTGGCATTCCAGGGCTGCAAGGATGCTCAAATGGGCATCGTTTATTCAGTGACCGCCGTGGGTGACGCCAACGGCGATGTAGATATCACCTTCCCGAACGGGGAGTTCCGTTCATCCGGCAAGGCCGCGATTGACTTCAAGTGGAGCAATGACACCACCACCGCCTTCCGTGCCAACTACCTGACATTGGAACAGGCGTACGCAACGAATGACAAGGAGATAGTCGCAGCTGCTTCCGAGATTGACGCGTTCCTCCAGTCCTTCGATGCGACCGCCGCAAAGGGTGACTACTATGTGCATCTGAAGGGCTATGTCAAGGAGACGCTGACGGGCGTGACAATCAGTGTAGACAAGGAATTTACTAACCGATAAACGAACGGGGCGGCAAGCCCGCCCCTTATTTGAATCAACTATGAAAGAATTAAAAATTGGTGAAGAAATTCGCGTCAGGTGCGTGGAAGGATCCCACTGCGGGAAATGTATCTTCGGATACCGGGAGTTACTGCCCATCCCTTGCTCAAATTACTGCGGTAGACATGCGCGAGAAGATGGTAAGGATGTCCACTTTGAAATCGTGGAGGACTGACTATGAACATTTGCGACAAATGCAACCGCAAGGGTACAAGGTACTGCGGAATGTGTAAGCACAATGACGATGCTTACTACGAACAAGCGATTTTTGATTACTACGAAATCGTGGAGGAAGAATTATGAAATACAAACTAACAAACGAAACAAAGACTATCGGAGACATTGTTCTTCACAGGATTGAATGTGTGACCGCTTTTGCAAATGTAAAAGAAGGAGAAAAAGGAGGTTGGATTGAGAAAGAGATCAACCTTTCACAGGACGGAAATGCGTGGGTGTGCGAAAATGCGAGGGTGTGCGGAAATGCGTGGGTGTACGAAAATGCGAGGGTGTGCGGAAATGCGGAGGTGTACGGGAATGCGAGGGTGTGCGGAAATGCGGAGGTGTACGGAAATGCGTGGGTGTGCGAAGATGCGGAGGTGTACGGGAATGCGAGGGTGTACGGAAATGCGAGGGTGTGCGAAGATGCGGAGGTGTACGGAAATGCGAGGGTGTGCGGGAATGCGAGGGTGTGCGGAAATGCGAGGGTGTGCGGAAATGCGGAGGTGACACAAGGACATACTACATCAATGAGAATCCGCACTACCGAGCAATGGTACGAGTATCAGCATCTCAAGGCTGAATTACAAGCAAAGTGGGATAAGGAGGAGGTAAAATGAAAATCACTGACGCACGAATCGGGATGCGGGTAGCAACGAAGAACGGCTACCCGATGACGATAACGGGCATCTTCACCTTCCTCGGTGACCTCGGGCAGCCGGAAAAGGGGATTCTCTACCTTGACTTCGAGGGGAACCCGGGGGATGTGTGGGAGGAAGATGTGGCGGGTGTAGAACCCGTCACGGACGAAAGCCGCTGAATTGATATTAACAAGTGTGACGAAGAACGAGATAATTGGCGAACTGGCGAGGCGCCGCCTTGCGGAGAGCATTGTCGCTTACTACTGCAATGGGATGGCCGGACGGCCGGAGCTCGCGGACTTGTCACAAATCGCGTACCTCGCACTTTTGGAAATGGACGATGAAAGGATACAACGGGCATACACGGAAGGCTGGCTGCCGTTCCTCCTCCGGCGCATCATCATCAACCAGGTGCGGACGGGCCACTCTCCGTGGCGCGACCTCTTCCGAAGGTACGGCATACGCACAACCGAACTGAATGCAGACATTGACTTGCCGGATGAAACAACGCCCTGATGCTGACCTACCCTCCGCGGCGGCCCTCTATAAGGCCACCAAGGAGGAGTACGCCTACAAGGGCGGCATCTTCGACACTGATGACCAGAAGGTCGCACGGACGAAATGGATAATTGACAACAGGCTCGAAGAGGCCGAGCGCATCATCATACGCCTATACTGCGAGCTCCAGTCAATGGCGAAGGTGGCAAAGCTGCTCGGCATCGGGCGAAGCACCGCGGCGAAAGAGATCGCGCGGATACGAACGAAAGTACTGAAGGAATACTATGATTTGGAAAATGATTTGCCTGACGGCGGTGGCCGTCTTCATAATTGACATCAGCGGCTTCACGGACTCCTGGAAGGCCGCCCTCGGTCGGTGGCTCGGCGTGAAGGTCGGAAGGGTGCGCCCCTTCGACTGCTCGACTTGCTGCACCTTTTGGGCGTGCGTTATACTCCTTCTCGCGGAGCACTCGCTGACCCTTCCGTATTTGGCCGTGGCTTGCCTTTTGGCGGGCCTTACGGCGCAAGTGGCGGGATTATTCGGATTGCTCCGTCACGGCCTCGATACGGCCTCGAAAACGATACATAACTTACTTTACAAAATATGGGACAACTGAACACAAGACTGACGGCGGACGAGATGGTCGCCCTGTCGCACTACGAACGCGAGATGCGCGCTGCGCTCTCTGACTACCTTATCGCATCGAGCCGCGATTGCCAGGCCCTGATGCACGACATCTACAAGCGCGTCACGGGCGAGGACTTCACCGAGACGGACAGCTGCGGAAGCTGTATGCTGCGACTGCACAAGGCCGTGGCCCTATGGTGGGAGTGCACCGCGCAGATGATGGAGGCCGAGGCGAAAGCGAAGAAGGCCGAGAAGAAAACGAACAAGAAATGAGCAAAGGCAAAGTAACGGAGGCAAGGGTGGCCGACCTCATCCCGGACGATAAGAACTTCAACAAAGGCACGGAGTACGGAAACGCCCTGCTTGAGAATTCCTTCCAGAAGTTCGGAGCGGGGCGGTCAATCCTGCTCGACAAGAACAACCGCATCATCGCGGGCAACAAGGCGGCGGGCAAGTACGGGGAGCTCGGTGGCGAGAAGGTTATCGTTGTAGAAACGGACGGGGATACCCTCGTGGCCGTCAAGCGCACGGATGTGGACTTGGATAGCCAGGCCGGGCGCGAGCTCGCTCTCGCGGACAATGCCACGCAACGGGCCGACCTTGAATGGGACACGGAAGTGGTCAAGGAAGTCAGCGAGCAGTGGGAGATTGACGCGGCCGCCTGGGGCGTGGATATGCCGGGCAGTCTCGCGGCGGCCGAGGCAACTGAGGACGATTTTGACGAAGATGCCGATGCGGTGGAACCCCGGTGCAAACTCGGGGATATTTGGCAGCTCGGGGAGCACCGACTGATGTGCGGTGATAGCACGAAGGAAGAAGATGTGTCAAAACTGATGCAGGGGGAACTCGCCGATTTGTGTATTACCGACCCGCCTTACGGGGTATCTTACACCGATAAAAACGAGTATCTCAATAGGGCGGGGACAGGCCATCGCCTTACCCGCCCTATTGAAAACGACAATAAATCGCCGCAAGATATGTATTCTTTCTGGGTAGCGGCATTCTCTATGCTCCGCAAGTTCTCTCAAGACAAAATGGCCTACTACATTACTGCCCCGCAAGGAGGTGACCTGCTGCTGCTGCTGCTGCTGCTGCAAGCAGTAAGAGATAGTGGTTTTATGCTTAAACACCAACTGATATGGAACAAGAATAATCACGTCCTCGGAAGATGCGATTATGATTACAAGCACGAGCCAATCATTTATGGGTGGAAGATTAACGGCACTCATCATTTCGTGGGTGGCGGGAAATTCAAGACATCTGTATGGGATATTCCCAAACCTCTGTCCTCTAAATTGCACCCCACGATGAAACCGATAGAATTATTCTCGGAAATGATGTTGGATAATTCGGTGGAGGGACAAATCGTCCTTGACCTTTTTGGCGGCAGTGGTACAACAATGATAGCCGCAGAGCAGCTCGGCCGCAAGTCTCGCCTTATGGAGCTTGACCCGCATTACTGCGATGTAATCATCGCAAGGTGGGAGAAGCTTACGGGCAAGACCGCAATACGGATAAACGAATAGGCACGGACGGGGCGGGAACATTTTAGTTGTGATAATTAAAAAGACGAAAGGTTGCAAGCATTCAAATCAGTCCTCGTCACCGCCCCCGAAGTCCTACGATAACAATGAAATAACAAAGACGAAAATGGCAAACGAGCAAAACCTTATACATTTCCAGAAAGGGCAATCCGGCAACCCGAACGGGAGGCCGAAGAAGCTCTACAACGCCATAAAGGGGATCCCCCGCGATGCCCAGGAGCGCATCTACGCCGTCCTGCATCAAGCGATCGCAACGGGTGATAAGTCCGAAGGCGCGCTCATACTGCAACGGGGCAAGGAAGAGCTCCCCGCTTACGGGATGATATACCAGCTCGCTATCAAGGAGTTGCTCGGCAAGAACGGGTGGAAGGCCTTGAACGATATCCTTGACCGCCTCTTTGGAAAGCCGAAGCAGATAAACGAGGACACAATCAAGACCGAGGGCGAGGGGCTGCTCGTCCGCTTTGAGAAATGACCCTGACCCTTTCCGAGAAGTACCGCCCCCTCTGCGGCCTTTCCACCCGTTACGCCATAGTGACGGGTGGGCGAGGCAGCGGCAAGTCCTTCGCCATAGCCACGATGCTCATAGCGAAGACGGAGCAGTACATCGGCAAGACGATACTCTTCACCCGCTACACTCTGACGAACGCGGAGACATCCATCATGCCCGAGTTCGTGGATAAGATTGAGCGCGGCGGGATGCAGGGCCGCTTCCACCAGTCCGGGAACGAAATCACGAATCTCCGCACGGGGACAAAGATACTCTTCCGAGGCATCAAGACCAGCACGGGTATCAACACCGCCGCCCTGAAGTCAATCCCGAATCTCGCCCTATGGGTGAACGATGAAAGCGAGGAGCTTGTGGATGAAACGACCTTCGACACGATTGACCTCTCAATCCGCGACAAGGCCGAGCACTGCGAGGTGTGGCTCGTTCTCAACCCTGCCGACATATCGCACTTTATCTTCCGCAAGTTCTTCGCCGCTAATGGCGTAAACGGGGGCTATAACGGCATCCGAAACGATGTGACCTACATTCATACCACCTATAAGGATAACGCCGCTAATTTGCCCGCAGATTACATCGAAAAGGCTGAACGGCTGAAGGAGACCGACCCTGCGAAGTACGCGCATATTTGGGAAGGCGAGTGGGAGGCGAACCGCGAGGGCCTTATCTATCCGGCGTGGGAAGAAATCACGGAGGACGAGTGGCCGGCAGGACTGCAACAATGGTACGGACTGGACTGGGGCTATTCCGACCCTACTGCGATAGTGCGCGAGTGTTACGATCCCGCGACCGGGACACTATACCTGCGCGAGGTGGCTTGCGCCTACGAGAGCATCCCGTCAGAGGTCGCGCCCGTTATCATCGCGGATGCTGCGGGCATCGGGTATGCGCCCGGCGAGTGCCTCATCTTCTGCGACTCCGCCACTCCGGCGGGTATCGCAGAGCTCTCGCGGGTCTTCGGGCTGAACGCCCAGGAAGCGGACAAGCGCGACAAGGAGTACCAGGTGAGCTGGATGCGCGGCTTCCGCGTGCGCTACATAGGGAGTAACCTCCGGCGGGAGGCAAAGAGCTATTCGTTCGTCCCGAGCAAGTACGACCGCAGTGTCTATACGAGCAAGCCGCAGGACGGGAACGACCATCTGATGGACGCGGCACGGTACGGGGCGTTCACATACTTGCAGAACTATCAAAGCGGCTTCGGAATGGGCTTCGGGCGCGACTACATACTTGAAGGATAAACAAATTAATTGGCGTTAAACGCAAAGAAATTGACACTATTTGACAAAATGATAACGAACTACAACGAGCTGCCTATTGGCATCTATGAGCGCATCCTCGCGCTCTCGCAGACCGAGGACAACGACCTTGCGATAATCGCGGCCCTTTCAGGCAAGACGGAGGACGAGCTGCTCAACCTTCCTATCGCGGAGTACCGCGAGCTGGCTGATGCTGCCGCCTTCCTGTTCACGCAGCCCGTGCCGGCGAAGGTGCGGAAGGAGTACGGGCTGAACGGAACACTCTACCGACTGACGGGTGATGCGAAGAAGCTGACCACCGCGCAGTACATTGACTTCAAGGAGTACGCGAAGGCGGGGACGGCCACCCTTGCCGATTACCTTTCCATCATCCTTGTGCCGGACGGCAAGGTCTACGGGGACGGCTACGATACCGATGATGCGAAGGCCGACATCCGCGACTACCTTCCCGTCACCGCCGCTCTCGGTATCCGCGATTTTTTTACGCAGAGGTTAGGCAAATTGATGCTCGATTCCCTAACCTATTCCCGGACACTGGCGTGCAAGCTGAAGGACACGGAGACGAGGACGAAGCTGATGAAGGAGATAGCGGCGGCGGAGGCTTCGCTGAAAAATGGGGATGGCTTGCAAATGTTGATACGATTGCAGAGCTCACGCGCAGCTCTTGGGCCGAGGTATATTCGATGAAGGCCCTGGAGTTCCTCACCCTTATCTGCTACGACCACGATAAGCGGGCGTTCATAGACGAAGAGCGAAAGAAGTATTTACGCACACACTGATATGGCAGAACTATTTCAATTCACGGCCACGGAGGCCGTCCTGAAGGAATACGCGGAGGCGGCCGAGGCTCTCTACAAGGACAAGCTGATGGAGCACGGCCACACGGCTTCCTTCGGCCTTCTGAACTCCATCCACACGGAGGTCGTGCGCGGTGACCACTCGGTCGCGGTGGACCTCAATCTCGCGGAGTACTGGAAGTATGTCGAGTACGACACCCGTCCGCATTTCCCGCCTCCGTCCGCGCTGCTCAAATGGATTCAAATCAAGCCCATAGTGCCCACTCCAGACGCGAAGGGTAGGATTCCTACCCCGAAGCAGTTGGCGTTCCTTATTGGCCGTAAAATCGCACGGGAAGGCACGAAGGGAACGCACGATTTGGAGGAGGCCGTCCGCACGATCAATTCGCTCTACGAGGAGAAGATTATCAAGGCGATCGAAACCGACCTCGGGAGTGCGACCGATGCGATAATCCGCACCTTCGCACGGGTGTAGACGATTTGCGGGGAAATGATATTATGTGATGCAAACACTTTTTCATAATTATTGTTTTTTACATAGTTGATTGGTTAATAGGGTGAAGGCCGCGGCAGTGATGTCCCGGCCTTTTGCTTTGCTACGGACGAACTCGCGGCGGATGTTATTATAGGCAAAAAGCACGATATGACAATCTACCCTATTTGGAAGGACATCATCCTGAACGCCACGGCGCAGCTCTCGTCCGGCAAGGTGGACTTCGCCGTCTACAAGGACAGCCAGTCGGCCGCGAACCTCATCTACTCCGGCACGGCGTATGCCGATGCGGCGAACACCTGCAACATCCGGCTGAACGATATTTTTAAAGACTACCTCGGCAGCTCTCTCGATACTTCTTGGCCGCAAGTGCAAGACACTCACGCCGTCCGTCAGTTCGTCGTGGCCTACGGGAGCGCATCCGCGACATACAAGGTATTGAATGAATGGACTTACGAATACGCCTATCACGACGACGCTGGCGTGGAAGTCCTGTCCGGCGTTATCGGTAAGTGGAACGATCGCACTGCCTTCCCGATAACCTTCATCGGCGTGAGATTGTGGAGTTACCAATTCTACGACACCGCCGGAGTGCTCCAGGATTATCTTCTCAATCAGCAACCCGCCGGCGAGAGCACGACCTTGTACTTCGACCCCGAATACGGCGCGGGCCGTCTTGAGCTCACCCTGTGGCCCGCATCGGGAGGCGCAACAGTGACGCACACCTTCTATGTGGAGGGCGAGTCCTGTTCGGATGCCCTTCTGACCTATCGCAACGAGAAGGGCGGCTACGGGCTGCTCACTATCGCGTCAGTCGTGGAGAGCGAGGCGTACGAGCGCAATACCTACGATACAACGGGCAGCAACGCCTATTCGTATAACCACATCCGCAGGGACTTTACGAACAAGGTAACGAAGACCTACACCCTTCGCACTCCCGTCCTGACGGATGCGGAGTCTGCGAAGATAGGCGGTGTGCTCGGCTCCCCCGAGGCGTGGCTTTCCTACGGCGGAAAGCTGCTGGCCGTATCAGTCAAGGCGGGCAGCTGGAAGAAGAAGACCTTCAAGAACGAGGGCCGCAAGCGCGTGGTCTATGAGTTCGATGTGGAATTTGCTCAACCGATGGAAAGACGATGAAGATACAGCTACTTATCAACGGCAAGACGGCTGACCTCAATGAGGACGGCCTTGTGCTGCTCACCTATCAGGCGAGCGATGCGACCGACCCCGCGGCAGTGAAGAACTCCTATTCGCAGAACATCACCCTTCCGGGCACGCCCACGAATAACGCGATCTTCTCGCATATCCTCCGGCCGGACTTCAAGACGGCGGGCGGCTTCGATGTCCTTGCCCGCACGCCCTTCGAAATCCGCAACGATATGAACGAGATACTCGTCAGCGGCTATCTGAAGCTGAACGGCGGCAGCGAGGACGGCTACGATGTGACCCTTTTCGGTGGCCTCGGCTCGTTCTTCTACGCCCTGATGTACAACGAGGACGGCACGAAGCGCACCCTCGCGGATATGCAGTGGCCGTACTGGAACGGGGGGGCCTGGCTATGGTTTGACGCGGATAGCGAGTGGTGGGAGGATATGCTGGGCGTGACGGCCTCGGCGTTCAAGTCCCGCTACGATACGAATAACGCCCCAAATCCCGACACCCTTCCCGTCACCTTCGCGCCCTTCAACGAGGGCGTGCCGAAGGAATTTGACGCAGGCAAGGCCTACTACAAGGCCGCGGGCGTGGACGAGGTGTTCAACGAGATCTCAATGCAGGTGACTATCACTGAAAGCGGTGGTGCGTACAAGACCTATCTTCCGAAGAACGGCAGCGGCACGGGTGTCCTGCTATCCTTCGGGAAGACGCACGACCAGTGGGAAATGCAGGAGTTCCGCAACACGCATCAACGGCCTCTCTGGTCGGTGAAGTCCTTCCTCAAGGCTATCACCTACTCGCTGAATAACGGCGGGTACGAGGTCACGATAGATAACGCCTTCCTGTCATCCCCGTTCGTCCTGAACGGGTGGGTCACCCTTCAGCGCGACTGGGCCGACAGCATCGTAGGCGGCTGCGTCAATATGGCAACCCTTCTCGGGGGAACAGACTCTCCGGCTGACTACCTGCTATCCATCGCGAAGGTGTGCGGCCTGATGTTCGTCTGCGAGGCGAACGCGAAGAAGGTCAGCATCGTCACCCGCAATGCCTTCTATTCCGCACACACGGCTACGAAGCTCACCCTTGACGGCATCCTTGCCGAGGACAAGGGCAAGACTATCACGCCGCTGCTTATGAGCGACAAGTGGCAGGTCCTCTCCGCAGAGAACTACGGCGGCAGGGCCGAGGACTACGCCGAGCGCAAGGGCCGTCAGTACGGGTCGCTATGGGTGAACACGAACTACGAATTCGGCGGCAACGAGAAGGACATCCTCGCATCGTCCATCTTCAAGGGTGCGGCCGATGTGCTGGAAAGCAAGATAGGCTACCGCGTGATGCCGAGGGACGCGAGTGACGGCACATACATATCCTACTGGCTGAAGCTCGGGGCGGCCGATACTGTAATGCACAAGCTCTACACTGCACCCGATGCAACGGGGAGACAGGAAGAAAAGGAATTCAGCGAGCTGTATGAGTTCCGTCCGGGACTTGTCAAGTACTACAATACCGAGGCCTACGGCAATGTGACGGAGCTGCCGCAGCTCTGCGACAAGGACGGCGAGGCCGAGGACGGCAGCAATGTGCTGGTCTTCTACGCCGGACGGCTCACCCTGCCCACGGGGACGGAAGGCGGCAATGCCTGGGCCGCGAAGTTCTACGCGACCGAGGACACCGCCGAGATGCTCTCGCTGAACGGGGACAAGCCCTGTTGGTGCCTCGCTCACCTTGCCGCTAATCGGGTCACGAGGATACCCGTCTTCCGGCGTCAGCTGGTCGGGGCATCCGACTGGTCAATGCTCTACGGCAAGCCCGGCGAGTTCTTCACGCCCTCGGCCGCCTATGTGACGGGCGTAGCGGATAACGACTACCTCGGGGCGAGATGCTGGAAGGGATGGCTCACCGAGCGGTGCGATGCCGACATACGCCGGATGAAGTGCTGGGTGAATCTACGCACGGCCGCGACGCCGAAGGTGGACGGGGAGCTGCTCCGCTACTTCTGGCACTATCAGGGCGCGTGGTGGGTACTCGACAAGATAAACGCCCACTCGCTGACCACGGATGACCTGACGGAGTGCGAGTTCATCAAGGTCAAGGATATGAGCAAATATATCAACGGACAAAACTGGCAATAGGATATGGCTGAAGAAACAAAACGGATAATTGAGGTCGAGGCGAAGTACGAAACCCTCGCCCAACTGCAAAAGATAATCGAGAAGAACAAGGCCGCGATTGAAGACCTTGACAAGTCCTCGTCCGCATATCAGAAGGGTCTCGCGGAGCTGAAGGGCGCGCAGCGGGAGTACCAACAGGAAATGCGGATAGCGGTCAAGGAAACGACCTCCGCGAAGGGCAGCTACAACGATATGGTCAATCAGCTCGCAAGGCTGAAAGAGGCGTGGAAACAAGCCGACCCGAAGACGGATGCCTACGCGCAGTATACCCGACAGGTAAAGAAGCTGAAGGAAGACCTCGCCGCAATGGACGCATCCATCGGCAACTATCAGCGGAATGTCGGCAACTACGCGAACAGCATAAGCAGCATCGCGCATATGTTCGGCTCTGCCGGCTCGGCAGCTATGGGCGCAGTGAACGGCATCAAGGGAATGACCTTGGGGCTGAAGGCATTGTCCGCTACTCCCGTAATCGGCGTGCTGACTATCCTTGTGTCGCTACTGACGAAGATATCCGGGGCGTTCAAGACGAGTGAGGAAGCGGGCAACCGCCTCGCGGTCGCAATGGCTCCGCTGAAGGCGGGCGGTGACCTCGTCAAGATTGCCTTCGAGGGATTGGCCAACGCGCTCGCCGGAGCTGCCGAATGGCTCGGGAAGGTGGCCGACAAGCTCGGTTTCTACAACGAGCGGGCGAAGGAGAATCAGGCCCTCGCGAAGGAAGATATCACACTGCGTAACAGGCAGCGCGCCGTGACGATCGAGAACGCGAAGCTCGAGCTGGAAAGCGCGAAGGCCCGCAATATCGCGGCCGACAAGGCGAACTATTCCGTAGCGGAGCGCATCAAGGCCCTGGAGGCGGCAGAGGTGGCCGAGAAGAAAATCCTCGACAACGAGCTCGAAATAGCGCAGAAGCAATTCGAGATTGCGAAGCGCAAGGCAGCCCTCACCCCTAACGATATCGCTACGAACGATGCCCTCGCAGCGAGTGAGGCGAAGCTCTATCAGGTGGAGACGCAGTATGAGCAGGGGATGCGCCGCATCACCTCGCAGCACTCTGCCGCGATTATCGAGATGCGGGGCGTGACTGCGGCCGCGGAGAAAGAGGCCGAGGCCCTGACAAAGCTGACCGCTATACAGGACGGATGGCTGAACAAGATGGATAACGGCGTAGCGAAACTCGCCGAATCGCGCAAGCTGATGGCCGAGGAAGCCGCCGCGACGAACGCGATGATAGCAGAGCAGGACAAGGAGCTGACGGATGACATCAACGCGACAAGCGCGGAGCTGAACTCGGGCCTCCTTGCGAATATCGAAGCGCAGCAGAAGGCATCGCAGCAGATGGTCGGGAACGTCCAGAAAGTTGCGTCCTCGGTGTCGTCTATCCTCGATAGTGTCGCCGGAGCCTACCAAAATGAAATAAAGTCGCAGGTCGAAAGCGGCAAAATCTCTGAGGAAGAAGGAGAAAAGCAATTCCAAAGAGTGAAGGCGTTGCAGTACGCAAACACTTGGATTAACACTCTATCAGCCGCAGTGTCCGCTATGGCCGAGCCGGAACTTCCTTTTGTCGTGAAACTCGCCAATGCCGCAGCCGCCACCACCGCGGGAATAGCGAACACTATCAAGATTGCGAACACATCCCTCGGCAGCACCACTACGAGCAGCGCGACGGGAAGCGGTGTGCAGTCCGCGACGACAGTCACCACCGCGCCCCAGGTCGCAGTGTCCGTGCCGGAGTACCGCACGATCACAACGGCGAGCGATGAGGCGGCAATCAATCAGCGGACATCCGCGCAGAAGGTAGTGCTCGTCACATCCGAACTGGAGGAGCACAACGCGGCACGGAAGGTAACACTATCGGAAAGCACATTCTAACGGCCGTATTCAGCCGCATAGACATCGGGGTGGATAATTCCACCCCTTTTGCGTTTAGGCCCGTCAAATGGGCTGAAATAGACGATTTCCGGGGAATTGATATTAGGGGGAAAATTGCAAGATATGGCAAAGAAGAAAATCAACGGCCTCCCGGTCTTTGAGGCTCGTATGACGAGCGAGAACTGCGGCGTTCTGCGGGTGTCCTTCGTGGACTCCCCCGCCGTGGAGAGCGACTTCCTCGCATACGCGAACAAGGAGCAGGTGGCAAGCTACAAGATAACGGACGAGGACAAGCAGCGCGTCTTCGGTTGCGTCCTCCGCGCTGATTACCCTATCTACCGCGCTGACGAGAACGGCGAGTACTACATCGTCTTTAAGGCTGACGAGATACGGGCCTTCGCGCAGAAGTACCTCGCGGAAGGTAGGCAGAACGAGGTAGACCTGGAGCACGATTTCAAGAGCATCGAAGGTGCGGAAATGGTGCAGTACTTCATCAAGGACACCGAGGGCGGCATTGCTCCGGCTGGCTTCGATGATGTAGCGGACGGGTCGCTTTTCGCGGAGTATCAGATAACCGATGCCGACCTGTGGGAGCGCATCAAGAGCGGCGAGTTCCACGGCTTTTCCGTGGAGATTATCCACGCCGTCCTTCCGGCTGAATATCATTCAATCAAACAAAATATGAAGAACACAATTCTCGCAAGGGTGAAAGAGGCCCTTGCATCCGCAGTCGCGGAGGTGGAGGCTGAAATGGCCGAGACCGAAAAGAAGGAGTACAAGGCTATCAGCACCGATAAGGGTGCGATGTTCTGGGACGGAGACGATGACCTGAAGGCAGGAGATGCCGTATGGGGCGAGGACGCAGACGGCAACCGCCTCGACCTTGAGGACGGCGAGTATGTCGTGGACGGCAGCATCATCGTAGTCGCTGACGGCAAGGTATCGGAAATCAAGGCAAAGGAGCTCGACGAGGAAGAAAAGCCCGCCGAGGAAGCTGACACCGAGGCCGGATGCAAGGACGAGGACGAGAAGAAGGCGAAGCTCGAAGGCGAGGGCGAAGCTGCCCCCGAGGCAGAGCCCGAGAAACCCGCCGAGGAAGAAAAGCCCGAGGACAACATCGATGACCTGAAGGCCCGCATCGCAGAGCTGGAGAAGGCCGTGGAGGACAAGGACGCGAAGATAGCAGAGCTTGAGGCGAAGCTCGCAGAGCCCGCCGGGAAGCCCGCACACGAGGCGTTCAAGACCGCGAAGAAGGCATCGTTCAGTGTGAATAACCCGTTCGAGCTGGTCAAGCAGTACACAAAATAGACACATAGTGTCGATAGGATATTAATTGGCAGAAACTACAATTCAATTTCATAAGCTATGGCAAACGAAACTAACTACATCGTATCTTCCCTTCCCGATTATGTGAAGGAGAATGTCGAGCTCATCAGCAAGCAGCTCGCCTTCGGTACACCTACCGTCAAGAGGGTCACCCCGCAGACCGGCGTGAAGCTCTCTGCTCACCTCAATTTCCTCGGCTTGAATGTCCCCCTCCAGGATGGTAAGGGATGCGCTACTGGTTACAGCGGCACCGCCACTTTCACCAACCGCACCATCACCACCGCAATCCTCGAGAAGAAAATCAAGATTTGCCCTGACACCCTCATCGGCAAGTGGCCCGAGTACCTCGTCCGCATCCCCGAGGACAAGCGCGAGTTCCTTCCCTTCGAGGCTTTCCTCGTCGGTGAGCTCATCAAGGACGCCAACGACCAGCTTGAGACTCTCATTTGGCAGGGCGCAACCTCCGCTCACTCCGGCACTGACCTTCTGAACGGCTACCTCACCATCGTAGGCGCAGAGGCTACCCACATCGCCACCACTATCTCCGCCGGCACTTCCGCTTGGAACGCAGTCAAGCAGGTCATCCTCGCTGCTCCTTCCCGCATCGTCCGCGACCTGAAGGTATTCGTGGCTCCCGAGTTCTTCAACAAGCTCTGCCTTGAAATGGTCGAGAAGAACCTCTACCACTTCAATCCAGGCGCACCCGTTGAGAGCATCATCTTCCCCGGCACGAATGTCGAGGTCATCAGCACCGCTGGCCTCTACAACTCCGGCAAAATCTTCGCTTCCACACTGGACAATATGTTCTACGGAACTGACGAGGAGAACGCCGAGAGCCGCGTGAAGGTCGGCTACAACGACGAGAACGGCTACTTCTACGCAGATATGCGCTGGAACTCCGGCGTGCAGGTCGCTTTCCCTGACCGCTGCGTCATCGGCACTTACACCACGATCACCTCGCCTGATGGCAACGCCCAGCTCGCAAGCATCGCAGCAAGTGCAAGCAGCCTCGCAGCCGCTGACCACATCTTCAAGACAAAGGAGCAGCAGTAATCTCTGACTGACACGAAAATCAAGGGGTGGGTGGATTGACCACCTCCCCCTTTTTTCATTACTAACGACTAAAAACGAAACGAATATGAGTTGTTCAGCTACACTTGCAGGACTTGTCCGCGACTGCTCCGCTAACGCGGGCGGCGTGAAGGCCCTGTACATCGCAAACAAGGACGATGTGACCGCCGTTACCCTTGACGCCAACAGCGCGCAGATATCGGCCATCACGATGGCTTCTTCGAAGAAATTCAAGAAGTACTATTTCAAGCCAGGCCAGTGCACCGCGACCTTCACGGGCGCAGTGAACGAGGCCGGCGAATATGCGGGCGAGGACGGAGTGATCTCCGTATCCTTCGGCCGTATGGACACCACCAAACGCACGGAAATGGCAGCCCTTTCGGTTATCGAAATGGATGTCATCTACACTGACGGAAATGGCAAGCACTGGCTGCTCGGTTATGACGCACCCGTCCTCCGCAACGGAGGCGAGGCCGCCACTGGAGCCGCCCGCACGGACTACAACAAGTACGGCCTGGAGCTCCATTCGAGTGATAATCAGCTGCCCTACGAAGTCCCTTCTGCCGTCCTTTCCGGCATTACCGAATAGACCGCTTTTGGGATAAGACATAAATTTGGGTTAATGGTTAAGGGGTCGCAGTGATGCGCCCCCTTTTCTTTTCTATCAATACGGGGGAATACCTTACCTATCGGTAAGGCGTTCCCCCTTTGATAGGTTGTGGACGAAATGCCGCCCTTTGTTATTATGGAGTAACTATGATATACCTTGAAAATACTACATCCGCGCAGTCGGTGCGCTTCCCCTCGGCCCAGTGGTCAAACGCCGGGCAGAGGCGGCTGCCTATCACCGCGGCGAGGATACTGACACTGACGAACACCGCCACGCGGAAGGTAGAGCACATGCAGAGCTTCCGCACTATCGTGGAGGAGTCCTGCTACATCACCCTCCAGGTCGCGCTGACCGAGGTTATCCCGAACGGCGAATACGAATACATTCTGACTGCCGGTGATGATGTCACCCTCGGGAAGGGTATCGCGCAGGTGGGCGAGTACTCCCGCCGTATGACGGAAGGGACGGCCGCGTTCGAATTGAAACAAGCGAAATAAGATATGGAACAAGAAAAACTATTTGACTTCGCGGCTATCGACCCCGTCATTGACAGGCTTATCGAGCAGCCGACCGAGAAGAAGTTCAGCGGCGGCGATATGCTGCGATGGGGGGACAAGAACACCTACCCCTATTACCTTATGACACTGGCGAAGGAAACGCCGACACTGCGTAGCATCATCCTCGGGTGGACGGACTACATCTGCGGCAACGCAATGACTGCGAATGTGCAGCTCTCCGGCCTTCCCGCCGGGTTCGCCGACAGGCGCGGCACATCCTTCGAGGCCTTGTTCCGCAAGCTGGCGAATAACGCCGCCACCTACGGCGGTATCGCGGTGAAGGTCACGCGCAATGTCGCGCTCGATGACATCGCGGAGCTCGAAAGCCTCCCGGTGCGCTTCATCAGGACGGACGAGGACAACGAGGTGTTTTGGTATAGCGAGAAGTGGGACAAGGGCAGCAATGACCGCGTCGAGTACCCGAAGTTCATCCCTGGGGCGAAGGTCGCGGAATCCGTCTTCTACCTCAAGCTATGGGGCGAAGGCGCATACCCCGAGCCTATCTACGCCGCGAGTATCAAGGCGTGCGAGTGTGAGCGCAGCATCGACGATTACCACCTCGGCAGTCTTGCCCGTGGCTTTATGGGAAGCTACCTCGTCAATTTCAACAACGGCGTTATCCCTACGGATGAAATGAAGAAGCAGACGGAAAGGGCCTTCTGCGAGAAATTCGCGGGGCATACCAACGCCGGACGCATTATGTTCAGCTGGAATAGGAACAAGGACGCGCAGACAACCTTCCAGAAGATGGAGGTGAGCGACTACGGCGAGAAGTACAAGACCCTTTCCGAGCATTGCCGTCAGCAGATATTCACCGCCTTCCGTGCTAACCCTAACCTGTTCGGTGTCCCCACCGCGCAGGGCTTCAATGCCGAGGAGTACGAGTCTTCATTCAAGCTCTTCAACCGCACCCTTGTGCAGCCGATACAACGGCGGCTGATTGACGCGCTGGAGTTCCTGACCGGGGCGAAGGGCGTGTTTGCAATCGAGCCTTTCACAATGAATGGTTTTAACGAAAAGGAGGTACAATAATGCAGATACAACTACTGACAAATGAAGCAATGGTCAAGGGCCTTATGCCCGTCAGCGACAACCTCGCGGGCGAGTACCTTGCAACCGCGATGTTCGAGGCGCAGGAGATTGACCTGAAGGCTATCCTCGGGCAGAGGCTGACCGACCTGCTCAAAAGGTACGAATCGAATGACGAGTGGAGCACACACCCGGAGTACGAGGAGCTGAAAGACCAGTGCCAGACCTACCTCGCCTACCGCACTATCGCGCGTGTCCTTCCGAAGGTGTCCTTCAAGATATGCAACGCGGGCGCGGTGGCCACTTCCGACGCGAATGTGGCGAACCTCTCCCGCGATCAGATTGACGCGATGATAGAGGACTACGGCGCAGCCGCCGACTCCTTCGCCTACCAGTTGCAACTATGGCTCAAGAAGGCTATAGATAATGCCGATAACGGCATTATGAGCATCACCCTGCTTACGAGTACCGGCGATGTGTTCGTGGCCGCTGGCGGGGCTGTTTCCCAGGTACGCGGGGCAAGCATCAATCTGCCGGAGGCTGACTGCAACGAAATCCGTGCGAATCTCTATTCTGCCGCGAGCTGCGGCATCTTCCTCGGGGGAGCGAGAGGTCAGAGGCTATGACACTACTGGAATTCATAAGGGTCATCGAGGGCGTGGCTGCCGACCAGCCCGCGGTCAATATGATTGTCCGCGATTCCGTCCTTCGCTGCAATGACCACCCGAACGACAGGTACGGGGCGTTCGTATGGACGCAAGGGCAGCATAGCGAGAGCGCAGACAGTGACTTCCGCACCTTCCGCTTCTCACTTTTCTATGTCGATAGGCTGACGGCCGATAAGAGCAATCAGGCCGAGTGCCAGTCGGTCGGCGTGGAAGTTCTCGGGAACATCATCCGCACGATCGCGGAGGAGTTCGATACTGCGGGCAGCTGGAGCATCGACACCTTCACGCAGCGGTTTACGGACGAGTGCGCCGGGGCGTGGGCGAGTGTCGGCTTCCTTGTGCCTATCGGCTCACCCTGCCCTGCTGCCTTTGAGGACTTCCAGCGCGAGGGTGACGGATTCGAGGATTCGGACGGAAATGTTAAAGTAATCATCAAATAAACGAATATGGCAAACTATCAAAGCAATTACACTGGGGCGCAGATTGACGCCCTTTTGGCGAAGGCCGGCACCGCCGTTCAGGGCGTGAAGGTCAATGGCAGCGAGCTGGCGAAGGACGGGAACGGCAAGGTCGATGTGACCTTGAACAAGGCCGCCGTGGGCCTCGGCAATGTGGATAACACCGCAGATGCCAACAAGCCCGTCAGCACGGCGCAAAGCGCGGCTATCACCGCCGCCGTCGCAGCGGAGGCCACCGCCCGCAACACCGCAATCACTAACGCCGTCAGCGCGGAGGCTACGGCAAGGAACACCGCTATCGGCACGGCCGTCAGCGCAGAGGCCACCGCAAGGGACACGGCCATCGCAGCCGCAGCCGCAGCGGAGGTTACTGCAAGGGACACCGCTATCGCATCATCCATCGCAACGGAAGTGGCGAACAGGAACGGAGCAATCGGCACCGCCATCCTCGCCGAGGCGAGCGACCGCAACGCGGCCATAGCAGCCGCCATCGCAACCGAGGTCAGCAACCGCAATGATGCTATATCCGTAGCCGGAGCGGGCAAGATGGACAAGGTGCAGGGCGCAGTTCAGAACAACTTCCCGAAGTTCGGGGCGAACGGCGCGATTATCGACTCCGGCAAGAAGGCCGCGGACTTCGCAACGGCGGCCCAGGGCACGAAGGCTGACGCGGCCGTCCTTGTGACATCGCAGACCCTTTCGGACGCGCAGAAGGGTCAGGCTCGCAGCAATATCAACGCAGCCAACGATGCCGACCTCGTCCGCATCGCAAGGGACTTCGGCAGGTATGCCAACCCCGTAGAGGTTACCCTATCTCGCGCCATCAGCGGCAAGTATGTGGATAAGGACAGCGCACTGGAAGTGGCGAACGCCGCCTACGGCATATCCGCTCCCGTGAGCATCGCGGCCGGGGACATCATCCTCATTCCGTCTGCGTCCGCAGTCCTCGCGGCTTGTTCGGTCGTTTCGCGAAAAGTGACGAGAACCTACGACAAGGTCATCATCTACACCTATACCTACGATGCCCTTTCAAGGATAGCCACGGCGAAGGCCGACTACGATGCCTCTCTCATCTATACGGCCCACTACGCAAGTGACGAGGCATCCACGCCCGACTACTGGACTATCGGCGCATCGCAAGTGCAGTCGCTGCCGGAGACTCATTCCGTGACGGAGTCTTTCTATGTGCCGCTTGTCAAGCAGAGTGTGGCCGGAATGCCGGACACCGGGTACTATGTATATCTCTCGGATGTCGCACAGGATGTCGTTATCTCGGCCCTCACCGCTACGGTGAACGGCGGCAGGATAATCAAGGCCGGATGGGGTATCTTCAAGAATATCGCAAGCAACTTCATCGGCAATGACCGCCAGCGCGTGGTCGCAGAGGCTCTCTGCACCCTCGCCGCCGCCGTGGCCGGAATAGAGGACAAGCTGCAGAACGGCATCAGCCGCCTCGTGGTCGGTGACCTCGTTGTCGGCCGCAAGCTCTCCGGCCTGAATGTGGACGGCTCGTTCTGCCTCCAGGGCGCGGGCGTTCCCGCCGCCGCGACTGTCCCCGTGAATTACGATGCGGAGACCTACGGTGACTGGAAGGGTATCCCGCAATTCATCGGGCAGGAGTACCTCAACACAACGAACAATGTGTTTTACAAGGCGAAGGGCGTTTCCGCCGTTGCCGACTGGATAAGAATTTCAAACGCATAAGCTATGGCAAATCTATTCAATTACAAGAGCAAGGCCGATTACGCGGCAGCAACTGACCGCCCCGCCTCGCAGTCTTCCGTGTCCTACGCCGGAAGTGAAATCATAAATGATGGCAAGAATGTCATTTTGCCGCTGACCGAAGCGAATTGCGAGGTCGGCGATATGGCCGTTTTCGACACTATCGAGAGCAAGCGCAAAATTCTCAAGAGCAAGACCTATCACGCGGGGACATTCGAGAGCTCCCGCTACATCTTGAGCAAGGGCGTGTATTCCGTCTCGCAGAACGGCAAGGGCATCTTCGTGGCGGTCGAGAACGCCGCTGCATCGAGCAAGATGTGGGCGGAGAGGTGCTACTTCCGTCTGACGGGCCTTGACCTCGCGCAAGCGGGCAGCATCACCTTCAAGACCTACTATTCCGGGGCCGCCCACAATGTCGTGAGCTGGGAAGCGGGAGCTACCCTCGCATCGGTCGTTGCGACTATCAACGGCCTCGGGCTGAACGCATCCATCTTCAAGGCCGCCGTACTCGCCGACAATACGGGTATCGGAGTATGGGTGAACTATCCCACGACCAACACGATTGCCAGCATCTTCTCCGTCACCGCATCCACGGGAGGCGGCACCGCGGCCGCCGTGGAGTATATGAATAAGTACAACGGCAACGATGTCGTGTGGCAGTATGTCGAAACTGCGACCATCATATCCGGCCGCGTGAAGGCTGCGAGTGTCCGTAGACGCAACGGCCTCGTAACATCTTACGGCGGGGGGCACTTCGAGAAGTTCGTGGATCACTACAAGACGAACGGCAGCGCGACCTTTAAGCCGGAGAGCGACGTCTCCCCTATGAACAAGGCTTGTTTCGACGGCCTCGCGAGCAGCGAGGTGGCTGCAGAACTCGCATTGTATAACAAGTACGGCGGGGACTACAACAAGTATATGAAGGGCGCGATGTGCGCCAACCCTTGCGCTTACGGGGCAACCGGCCTGTCGTATGACGATGCGGCGCAGCAGACTGCGCTGCTTGGGCAGGTGATGACCAAGGACTATGACAACAATGTCATCCCGGCATTCCCTGCCGCCTACTATGCCCACATCTACGGCATCAATGCCGCAGTACCCACAGGGTTTGAGGCAGGCAAGTGGGGACTCCCTACCACCTACCAGATGGAGAAACTCATTGAGTTGGTAGGCCTCAACTCCTCCAACAAAACGGATTTCAACCGGGCTATTGACAAGTTCAATGCCGCAGGCAATTTCTATGGTAGTGGGCACTATTTCTGGACTTGTGCGGAGTATTCGGCCGGCGGTTCGTTCCGTTACTATGCCACCTATGGCATATTTGGCGTTAACGGTAAGCATGATGCTTATGGTGTGCGCCCGGTCCTTGAACTTGAATGGGATGCTTAAATCCTTAACCTTTCTCCCCTGCGCCTTAAAAGCGCAGGGGGTATAACAATAACGGCTATGACAACACAGGAACAAATTAACGCACTCGAGAGCCGCCAAATCGAACTCTCGAACATTATGGCATCATCTGACGCACACGCGAGCAAATGCACGAAGCTCGGCCTTGACTACGGCGAGACCTACCCTGGCGAGAAGGCGGCATATGTCGCTGCCCGCGAGGAACACAACGCCAACGAGCGCGAGCTCTCTACCCTCTACGAGCAGAGGTACATCGAGAGGCTGGAAGAAGAGAGGCAAGGACGGGAGGAATAGCTATGACACGCGACAAAGCAACGGCGCAGTTCGTCCTCGGCTGCATCGTCACCCTTGCGGGGCTCGTCCTCCTTTTCGTGGGCTGCTACATCCCTCCAAGCGGCGAGATCCACTCGTCTATCCTTGTTGCGTTCGGCGAGGCTTGCACCTTCGCCGGCGCACTGATAGGCGTGGACTACCACTACCGCTATAAGTACGGAAACCGCGACGAGAAATGAGCAAGTACTTCGACCTTTCGGAGTTCCTCGCCAGTGACACGGCCCGAGCAAAGGGAATCGACAATACCCCGTCCTTCGAGGTGGTCGAGTCCCTTTCCGAGCTTGCCGACACCCTTGACGGCCTCCGTGCCGCCTGGGGCAGCGGCATCCGCGTGACCTCAGGCTACCGATGCCCGGAGCTGAATAGGGCGGTCGGGGGCGTGAGCAACTCCGGCCACCTTCGCGGCGTGGCGGCTGACCTTCAGCCGATGAACGGGCAGCAGAATAATTTCAACGCCTTCGTCATCGCCTGGGTCGCGGCCTCCGGCGTGAAGTTCGACCAGATAATCAAGGAACGCAGCGGCAAGACCGAGTGGCTGCACTTCTCCCTATGGAGCGAGGCGTGGCAGCAACGCGGGCAAATACTCAACATAGACAAATGAATGACATCATCGTAAATGACGGCAATATCCGTATCAAGGACAGCTGGAAGGTGTGGAAGGCTGACATCCCCGGAATCATCGACGGCATCCGAAAGGACTACCCCGACAACGGCGTAGTCAAGACGCGGTGGCGTTACTCCCTCATTATGGAGTGGGTCGCGCATAACTTCCTCTACAAAATCGACTACAAGCGCGAGAGAACGGCCGATGTGGACCTCAATGTGATGCCGTGGTATGAGCAGCTCCTGTACTGCGTCTGCGGAACACTCGTTTACCCCTTCACCGTATGAGAACGGCGTGCTATATCATCCTTGCGATTGCCCTCCTTGCGGGGGCTTTCGTGTTGGGCCGTAGAACGGCCGTAGAAGAGCCCCAAACGATTGAGCGGGTAGTTACAAAGGTAGATACCTTCAAGGCCGTAGAAACGGCTTATTTTCGCGTATTCGTAAAGGACACGATACGGGTGGCGGTGACGGACACCATACGCCTCCGCGATACCCTTTTCGTGGAGATCCCGAGGGAAGTGAAGGAGTACCGGGACAGCACCTATTTCGCACGGGTGTCGGGCTTCCAGCCGGAGCTGGAATACATCGAGGTCTATTCCAGGACTACGGAAGTGACGCGGACGGAGCGGGTGCCGGCTCCGCGCTTGTCGGTCGGTGTGCAGCTCGGCGCGGGCCTCCAGTACGGCATCATCCGGCAGGGTGTGGACATCGGGCCGTACCTGGGCGTAGGCGTGCAGTGCCGATTCGGTAAATGAATTGAGGCCGAGCAGAACGCCCGGCCTCTCTC